ATTAACTTCCTATCAAAGGATGGTGAAGTAGTAACTAGCGATCAGGTTAAAGGTGCTGCTGAACACTTTGGAGTAAAGGTTCAGAGCGTCACTAAAAGAATTAATAAACTTCCACAGTTCCAGAAAGTAACACGTGGAACATGGAACCTATCTGTAGCAGAGAAATTAGAGAGGGTCTATGAAGGACTACCAGCAACACCTGCTGTATCTGTAGAAGAGAACTTCGTACCAGATAAGGATCCTAACTATGTACCATTTGGTAACTTCTCTGATGTAAAGAGAATTATCAATTCCAACATGTTCTATCCTACTTTCATTACTGGACTCTCTGGTAATGGTAAGACACTTAGTGTAGAGCAAGCATGTGCTCAGCTAAATAGGGAACTTATTCGTGTAAACATTACGATAGAGACAGATGAAGATGATCTCATTGGCGGCTTCCGTCTTGTTAACGGTGCAACCGTCTGGCACGATGGACCAGTTATTCAAGCTCTCAACAGAGGAGCTGTCTTGCTCCTTGACGAAGTTGACCTTGCCTCAAACAAAATCCTCTGCCTCCAGAGCATCCTTGAGGGTAAAGGAGTTTTCCTTAAGAAAGTCGGAAGATTCGTCAAACCAAAGGCGGGGTTCAACATCATCGCAACAGCAAATACTAAAGGTAAAGGTTCAGATGATGGACGATTTATTGGAACTAACGTGCTTAATGAAGCCTTCCTTGAGCGATTCGCTTTAACCTTTGAGCAAGAATATCCTACTCCTAAGACTGAGCAGAAGATTCTTGAAAAGGTTGCTGGTAATCTAGGTGTACTTGACGAGAAGTTCTGTGAGAATCTTGCTAACTGGTCTGATATTATTCGTAGAACATATAATGATGGTGGTATAGATGAAGTGATCTCTACACGTAGATTAGTTCACATCATTCGTGCCTTTGTTATCTGGAATGATAGACTCAAAGCAATCAAGGTCTGTGTAAATAGATTTGATGATGAGACTAAGCAGTCATTTATTGAACTCTATGATAAGATTGATGCGGATATCGTAACGGAGGAATCTGATGATAACTAAAGGAGATTGCAGATTCATAGGCAGTATCGTTACCCTTGAGGGGGGTGCTGCCAGAGTCCAAAGAGTCCATGATGATAAGATCACAGTAATGAAACTTGACGGAACTCCCAAAGAGTGTTATTATGAAGAGATACAATACGTATGGACACCTTGAAATATAACGAGAACGAGATCTTGAAAGAGGTCTCGGATTATATAAGTGGAACTTACAGGGGTCACTACTCTTCAAACAATGTTCAGACTCTGGACTTGATTGATTCAGTAGGTGACGCAGAAGCATTCTGTAGGTCTAACATTTTGAAATATGCTTCACGGTACGATAGGAAGGGTACAGCACGTAAGGATATCATTAAGATTATCCATTATGCTGTATTGCTTTGTCACTTCAATGACAAACAAGCAACAGCAAATGCTGCCCAGACTGGAGCTACCGCTTTTTCCGTAGATTATGACAAGTAAATGACAGTAACATTATCAAGAACAACATTAGATGTCCTCAAGAACTACGCAACGATCAACTCTAGCATCGTCTTCAGGAAGGGGAGTACCCTCAGAACTATATCAAACGGAGAAAATATTCTCTCCAAGTTCACTAGCGAGGAAGTATTTCCTGTGGACTTCGCAATATATGATCTCAGTCAGTTTCTTTCTGGTATCACTTTGTTTGACAATCCTCAATTGGACTTCTCCAATGATGACTTTGTTCGCATTGCTGGTGCTCGTAGGTCTGTCAAGTACTATTTTTCTGACCCTGAGATCACCCTTAAATCAGCACCAGAAAAGAATGTAAACTTTCCTGGTTCAGATATACAATTTAATCTTACAGCAGAAGATCTAATTGCATTGCAGAAAGCATCTGCTGTGTATAGTCTTCCTGATATGTCATTCCAATCTAGGGATGGTAAGGTTCAGTTAGTTCTATCTGACAAGGAGAATGATACTAGCAATACATATAAACAGAGTATTTCTGGTGAGTGTACTGGTGATTATTCTGTAGATGTCAAGATGGAAAACATTAGATTGCTACCAGGTGATTATAATGTTAAGGTATCTAAGGATCTCATTTCGGAATGGAATAATACTACATTAGACCTAACCTATTACATTGCTTTAGAACCATGACCCATCACACAAGAGTTGTTCAGATTTCTTTTACTCCAAAGGAGCAGGATCTTCTGAAGATTCTTGATGAGTTGGTTAAGTATGATCTTGCTCCCAATAGGTCTGCATGGTTCAAGAATCAAATTCGTATGAGATATTACGATCTAAGAGAAAAAGGTATTATGGTTCCCACTGATGAAGAATGATTTTTTATGGGTAGAACGTTATCGTCCTACCATTGTTGAAGATTGTATTTTACCTGACAGTATCAAGAATGTATTCAAGGGGTTTGTGTCTCAGAAAGAGATACCAAACCTTTTGTTGTCTGGATCTGCTGGTGTAGGTAAGACTACAATTGCCAAAGCTCTATGTGATGAGATTGGTGCATCCTACATTATGATCAATGGATCTGATGAGGGTAGGTTCCTTGATACTGTGAGGAATAGAATTAGGACATTTGCTTCAACGGTCTCATTGACCTCTGGAGCGTCCCACAAGGTCGTTATAATAGATGAGGCAGATAACACAACCAACGATGTTCAACTCTCACTTAGAAGTGCTGTGGAGGAGTTCCATAGTAATTGTAGGTTTATATTTACTTGCAACTTTATTAATAAGATTATTGAACCACTCCACTCTAGGTGTACAGTGGTTGATTTTCGTGTAAAGAATGGACAGTCTGTTCAATTACAAGGACAGTTCTTTGAACGACTTAGAGGTATATTAAAAAAAGAAGATGTTACATTTGAAGATAAGGTTTTGGCTAAGCTTATTAGGAGGTATTATCCTGACTGGCGTAGGCTTATCAATGAGTGTCAACGCTATGCTGCTAATGGCTCCATTGACTCAGCTATTCTCGTTGATGTTGCTGATGTTAATCTTGATAGTCTTCTTTCGGCACTAGCAAAGAAAGAGTTTACCACAGTTAAATCTTGGGTAGTACAGCACATGGACAATGATCCTAGTAGTGTGATGCGTAAGATTTATGACAGTTTGTATGGTGTATTGAAACCATCTTCTGTTCCAGAAGCAGTTCTTATAATGGCAAAGTACATGAGGGATATTACTATTGTACCTGACCAAGAGATTAACATGCTTGCATGTTTAACAGAGATCATGATGAGTTGCGAATTTAGATAAAGTATGCTAAATTAATATAGCAAGTGGAGTTTCCCATGACTGAGTTAAAGAGACCAAATCCTTATTATGCCAACAACAACAAAATCACTGAAGACACCACTGAGATATCCAGGAGGGAAGAGCAGAGCAGTAGTAAAACTACTCCAGTACCTCCCAGACCTTTCCCAGGTAAGAGAGTTTAGAGAACCCTTTCTTGGTGGTGGGTCAGTAGCATTAGAAATTACAAAGAGATATCCTAAGATAGAGATATGGGCTAATGACCTGTATGAGCCTCTGTATAATTTCTGGTGTGAACTACAACATAATGGTACGAAGTTATCTAAAGAACTTGTAGGAATAAAGACAGTTAATTGTAATCAGGATTCAGCAAGATGTTTATTTCAAGAAATGAAGGGGTTTATAAATGATGAAGAAAAATCGGACTTTGATCGTGCCATCGCTTTTTATATCGTTAACAAGTGTTCCTTTAGTGGTCTTACTGAGTCTTCTTCCTTCAGCCCACAAGCGTCAGATTCAAACTTCTCCCTTAGAGGGATTGAAAAACTCACAGGATATTCAGAACTTATCCAAGACTGGACAATAACAAATCTTTCTTATGAGAGAATGTTGTCTGATGAGAATGATGTATTCACGTACTTAGATCCACCTTACGATATCAAAGACAATCTCTATGGTAGAAAGGGTGGTATGCATAAGGGATTTGATCATGATATGTTTGCAACAGAGTGTGACAAATATACTTCTCCAATGCTAATATCTTACAACTCTGACCAGATTGTAAAGGATCGCTTCAAGGAGTGGACAGTTGGGGAATTTGCACATACATACACCATGCGGTCTGTGGGGTGCTATAATATAGATCAAGCAACGAGGAAGGAATTAGTCCTTACAAACTATGAAGTGTGACGTAAAACTATTTGTAGCAGGAACCGTGTTTACTGAGACCGTTCAAGCACGTGACTATCAGGAAGCACGTAGGGTTGCTCTTGCACGTAATCCAAATGCTAAAGTGGTAGGTGTCAATGCCAATCTCAATTAAAAGAATCTTTGTTAAACAAGAACTTCCAATTTATTATACTATCATTCCACATTGGAAAGAGATGGATGTTAAAGGTATCATAGAAGATTATAGAAAAAAACATCCAGAATCATTTACAAGTAATGTAAAGGCATGGCATAGTAAAGCAGATCTTTATTATACAGAACCTAAGTTTAAAGAAATATTAGATGAATGTAAAGACTTTTGTTATCATCTTAAAGAAGTTCCAACAACATTAAATATTGCTGACATGTGGTGTATGCAATACGAAGAAGGTAACAATGATCATGCTATTCCCCACCACCATTGGCCAGCAACATATTCGTGTATATATTATGCTGATGTTGGGGATGGGTGTTCTCCTTTAAGGTTTCAAGATGGTACTGAAATTGTACCTGAGAATGGTATGGTAATTGCATTTGATGGTCAGGTTCATCATGAAGTTCCACCCACAAATGCTCATAGAACATGTGTCGCTATGAATTTTTCTATTCTATTTGGGGATAACTAGTGGATATTAAATCACCAGAATATGAATTACCATCTCTTATGAGAGATGTGGATTTTATATATGAAATGCCTAAGTCTTTGGATAAAGATTTTTGTAAAAATATTATCAATAGATTTAACGAGGACGATAGAATATATGAAGGTCGTATTGGAGATGGTGTTGTTAAACCTGAAATTAAAGCAACATGGGATTTAACTCTAACAGATAAGGATGATTATAAGAAAGAAGATGATGTATTATTTTATGCATTGAAAAAAGGAATGCTTTCTTATTTTGAGTATTGCAAGACAATTAGCGATGGTTTGATAGATATTGGTGGAATAGCATCTAAATATGAATTGAATGATACTGGATATCAAATACAAAGATATGAACCTGGAGGACATTATTCTTGGCATCACGATTATGCGTGTAGTCCTGTGTATGGTTCCAGACAGATCACATACATTTGGTATTTAAATACTATTAAAGATGGTACTGGATATACAGAATTTGCTTGTGGTAAAAAAGTTTATCCAAAAGCAGGAAAGTTAGTAGTATTTCCATCAAGTTGGCAGTATGTTCATAGAGGATATCCTAGCAAAAATAAAAGAAAATATATTTGCACAGGGTGGGTGTACGCAACTACTAAAGAGGGACCATGAGACTTGGAGTAATGTGTTCTGGTGAAGGTACTAACTTCCAAAACCTAATTACATATCCACAAATGAAACATGAGATTGTGTTGATGATACACAATACCAAGCATTGTGGTGCTATCATGCGAGCAGAAAAGTATGGCATTCCTCATGTAAGGATACCACATAAAGATGAAGATTCTATGATTCAACTTTTTGAAGCATGGAGAGTTGATCTTATAGTATTGGCAGGTTATATGAGAGTTCTTAAGAATCCATCTAAGTTTCCTTGTCCTATTATAAATGTACACCCATCATTGTTGCCTAAGTATAAGGGACTCCATGCAGTGCAACAAGCATTAGAATCTGGCGACAAAAAATCTGGATGTACTATACACTATGTTAATGAAGAACTTGACGGTGGTGCTATAATAGAACAGTCAGTAGTTCATGTATGTCCTAACGATACAGTGGAGACATTACAGTATCGTATCCAACGAGCAGAGCATAGACTTTTACCAATGGTTATAAACAATTATGAAAGCAAAGAAAGCAATAAGAGAAGCATTGAAGCAGCCATGGCTGTATAATGATGAAGAACTTAAGAAATTAAAATCTAAGTTGAATGAACTTGAAGGAGAAGGTGTGCAAGAACTTTGGAATCGTAGGAGTATAATTGGATTCTCTAATTCACCTGAACAATTGAATGGATAAACTATGGAGGGTGTGGAAATATGCACTGGGTTCGTTCTCTGATGAGAAGACCGAGAGGTATGATAATATTATTGTCGTTATACGATCTCTCGTGTTTTTTAGTTATCTTATTACTAACTGTTTTATTATTAGCGGAGTGATCCGTCACTGGAATAATGTACCAACTCAAAGATTACCTGTACAGCATCAATCAATCTAAGAAGAACATCTTGGATGAAGATCTTGATGCTGCTAGAAAGTATCCAGCATATGTTGTGAATAGATGCTTGTCATCTTTTACTGATACTGTGTTGTATTCTAATGAGATGAATAAGAATTCTCATCTCCCACCTAAGATGCAATATGATTTTTTAATAAATAGTGTGAAACCAAGGAAGCGTTTTTCTCCTTGGGCTAGGAAAGATTCTATTGATTATCTTGACGTAGTTAAAGAGTATTATGGTTATAATGATGATAAGGCTCTACAAGCACTAAGGATTCTCACCAAGGATCAACTAGATAAAATTACATATCTATTGAGAAAAGGTGGTAACAATGGCAAGCGAAGTTGAAATCCAGTGGAAACAATCAGACATGGTTGAGGTCACATTGGGTGAACCAGATGATTTTCTCAAAGTGAGAGAGACACTAACACGTATTGGTGTAGCTTCTAGGAAAGAGAAGAAGATATATCAATCATGTCATATCCTTCATAAGCAAGGTAAGTATTACATAGTTCATTTTAAAGAACTGTTTGCCCTTGATGGTAAGCAAACTAATTTTTCAAGCAATGATCTCCAAAGAAGGAATAGGATAGCAAAACTCCTATCTGATTGGGGGTTGATTGGTATAGTTAATGAGACTCAAGTAGAAGATCTTGCTCCTTTGAATCAAATCAAAGTGTTAAGTTTCAAGGATAAAAGTGAATGGACGTTAGAATCCAAGTATAATATTGGAAGAAAGAAGCAGGAAACCGAATAATTTCTTTCGGTTTACCGCTTGACAATTTAGTCCACCACTGCTTAAATAGTAATGTGATGCCTAACGGGTCACATAAACTAACAGTCGCTTTACGGAGGACACAATGGTAACATTCAATTGGGATACCTATACCCCTTACATGCTAGGATTTGAAAATGACATCAAAAGAATCACCAGACTTGAAGCTCTTGCTGGAAGTGGAACAAGTTATCCACCTTACAACATTATTTCTGGACCAGATAACAGAACCACTCTGGAAGTCGCTCTTGCTGGATTTTCAAGATCAGATATTGAAGTCGCAACAGAGGAGAACCTCTTAACAGTATCAGCATACCCAGAGGCAGAGGAAGAAAAAGAATATGCTCACAAAGGAATCGCTTCTAGATCCTTTGCAAAGACATGGCAACTGGGTGATGATATAGAAGTTAAGTCTGTGGATTACAAAGATGGTCTACTCACAGTGGTACTAGAGAAGTTCGTACCAGAGGAGAAGCAGAAGAAGATCTGGTTCTCAGAGAAGAAGGACGTTTTAGAACCTTCTAAATAAAATATCAAGGGGTGCTTGACACCCCTTTTTTTATCTGCTATACTACTAGAAAAGAGATTTAAATAATGACAGAGACACCCACTACTGAGGCTCCAGTTCAGATTGAGCATAATGTTCGTGTAGTCCATGTGGTTACAGGAGAACATGTTATTTGTAATTTCGGACAGATACGAGAAGAGGTTGATGGTGAGCAAAAGTTTGTTGCTTATCAACTTCTATATCCCTTGACTCTTACTTTATCTGAAGGTGAAGATGAAACATTTAATGTATCATATCGTAGATGGAATCCTTATACACCTTATGAGGATCATAGAATAAATCCTACATCTGTTATTGCAGCAATGCCACCAGCAGATGATATTCTTAAGAACTATGTTCTTAAATTAAAAGACGCAAGGATTGATTTATCATTCTTACCAAATAACGGAAACGATATACTAGGAATTACAGATGGACAGCAAGAACCTACAGGTGCTACTACTGAAGGACCAGTGGCTACTGGCACAGGTGGAGGAGATTGAGGGAGTAGAGTTTGGTGATCCAGACTGTATTCTCATAGAACCGTTGGCAATCAATGGAACAACTGTTACGGATTGGATACCATTTGCTGACACTAAGGAGATAGTTATCAGATCTTCTGATATAATAACCTTTATGGAACCTGGTAAGGATCTCCTTGCCAGTTACTATAGTTACAAACCAATTGAGCCTGAGATTCTGACTGAATGAAGTTCTATACTAATGTTGAACAGGTAGCAAACCGCCTTTTAGTACGTGGGTACGAGGGCGGTTCTTCTTTCTCTTATAGGGTTCCATTTAACCCTACGTTATATGTTGCGAGTAAGAATTATTCTGAGTGGAAAACTCTTGAAGGTGATTGTGTTGAACCCCTGAATATGGGTTCTATCAATGATGCTAAAGATTTTGTTAAGAAATATAAGGAAGTAGAAGACTTTGATATCTATGGTAACACTAGGTATCTTTATCAGTATATTACACAGGAGCATCCAGAGGATGAGATCCAGTATGATACTTCAAAGATTCGTATATTTAATATAGATATTGAGACTGCTGCTGAGAATGGATTTCCTGATATAGAATCAGCAGACCAAGAGATATTAGCGATCAGTATTAAGGACTCTTACACTGGTCGTATTGTTGTCTTTGGTGCTAGACCATTTGACAATAAAGATTCTGAAGTTGATTATATGCACTTCAGATCTGAAGAGTCTATGTTGACTGCATTCTTGGGGTATTGGAGTGAAAATTGTCCTGATGTTATTACAGGTTGGAACGTACAACTTTTTGATATTCCCTATATCGCTCGCCGTATTGATAGGATTCTTGGTGAGAAGTTTACTAAGACTCTTAGCCCTTGGAAACTTATATCTTCTAGAGAAATTTATATCAAAGGAAGAAGACAAGTCGCCTACGATTTACGAGGAATTGCTACGCTGGATTACCTTGAATTATACAGGAAATTTACTTATACAAACCAAGAGAGCTATCGCCTTGATCACATCTGTATGGTTGAACTTGGAGCAAGAAAGTTAGACCATAGTGAGTTTGATACATTCAAAGAGTTCTACGAGAATGATTGGCAGAAGTTTATTGAGTATAACATTCATGATGTTAGGTTGGTAGATCAACTTGACGACAAGATGAAATTACTTGATCTTGCATTCACTATGGCATATGATGCTAAAGTAAACTATGAAGATGTATTCTCTCAGGTGAGAATGTGGGACAACTACATTTACTGTGAGCTAAACAAACGTAAGATCGCTATCCCACCTAAGAGGGAAGCAACTAAAGACGCAAAATATGCAGGAGCTTATGTCAAGGAACCGAAAACAGGACGCTATGATTGGGTTGTCAATTTTGATCTCAATAGTCTGTATCCTCACCTTATTATGCAGTACAATATCTCGCCAGAAACCCTCTGGGAGACTAGACATCCCAGTGCAAGCGTTGAAGGGATCTTAAACAAGAAGGTGCATATTGATGGTGAGTATGCCGTATGTGCCAATGGAGCACAGTACAGGAAGGATACACAGGGGTTCTTGCCGTTGATGATGCAGAAGATGTATGACTCTAGGGTCATCTTCAAGAAGAGGATGATCAAAGCAAAACAACAGTATGAGAAAACTCCTACTGTTGAACTCATGAAAGAGATCGCTCGTTGTAATAACATTCAGATGGCAAAGAAGATTTCTTTGAACTCTGCTTATGGTGCTATCGGCAACGAACACTTTAGATACTACCGTCTTGCTAATGCCGAGGCTATCACTCTATCTGGACAGGTTTCTATCAGGTGGATTGAGAACAAGATGAACGCTTATCTAAATAAACTACTCTCTACAGATAAAGTAGATTATGTCATTGCATCTGACACTGACTCAATTTATCTTAATCTCGGACCTGTTGTTGATAAATTTTTTGGTAATAAGTCTGACGATAAGAATAAAATTGTGGAGCTACTTGATAAAGTCTGTAAGGATAAGTTGGAACCGTTTATTGATGCGTCCTATCAAGAGTTGGCTACGTATGTTAATGCATATGACCAGAAGATGATCATGAAGCGAGAGAACATCGCTGACCGTGGCATCTGGACTGCTAAGAAGCGATACATACTTAACGTATGGGACTCAGAAGGAGTCAGATATAAAGAACCCAAGATGAAGATCATGGGACTTGAGACCGCTAGGTCATCCACACCACAATATTTTCGGGATAAGTTATATGCAGCTTTTAAGATTATTATCAGCAAAACAAATGATGAGCTTATCTCATTTATCAATGACATCAGAGCAGAATCCAGAGAGCAAGGACAAGAAGGAGTTGCATTCCCCAGAGGAGTTAACAACCTTGAAAAATACAAGCACAGAACTGATATCTATAGTAAAGGGACACCCATCCACGTTCGGGGAGCCCTCCTCTACAATGACTTCGTTAGGAAGAATAAACTCCAACACAAATACCCATTTATCCAAGAGGGGGAAAAGATAAAGTTCATCTATCTTAAGACACCAAATCCATTGCATGAGAATTGTGTCTCGTTCTTCAGCACCATTCCACCAGAGATGAATCTTGACAAGTATGTTGACTATCAGCTACAGTTTGAGAAGAGTTTCTTGGAACCGTTGAAAAATGTGCTAAACTGTGTGGGGTGGACTCATGAAAAGAAAGTAACACTAGGGAGGTTTTTTGAATGAAAGAAGTCACAATTGTTGATAATTTTTTTGATGATAAAATCAGAGGAAAGATTTTCAATCTTTTGAAAAGACCCAAATGGAAACATGGTGCTAATGATTTTGATAATATGTTTTGGTCTATGGACAATCTTGAGGAAGAAGAATACTTTTCTGTGTATCTTTATGGTCTGATTTGTTCTAAACTTAATAAAACATTTAAAAATGTATTGAGGATATATGGAAATGGTCAAACTGCTGGACAACATGGTAGTCTTCATACTGACGATGGAGATGTAACTATATTATACTTTCCAAATCCACATTGGGAGCAAGAGTATCAAGGACATTTATTTTTTTCCGAGGATGGTGAATCAATTACTCAGGTAGTTGAATATAAACCAAATCGTTTAGTAATGTTTCCTGCTAGTTTAGGTCATTATCCAGATGCACCACATAGAACGTATCCAGGATTAAGAACATCATTAGCATATAAATTGGAGGTATAAAAATGACTCAAACAGTCTGGACGGTCACGTATCAGGATGCTCAAGTGGAGGCACTTGAACCTGATCAGATCAGAGTCTTTGAAGATCGTGAAGCTGCAAGGTTTTACGCTCTTGAACTGGCTAAAAAATATGATTATATTAATATGTACAAAAGTGAGGTAACCGATGGGTTTTCTAGATAATGTTATAAAGGACAGTGGTAATGAATTTGCAAGTAAAGTCTGTGACGGAGTGGCTGCTGGCGATACATCCAGCTTTGTGGATACTGGCTCTTATATTTTTAATGCTGTCGTTAGTGGTTCTTTATTTGGAGGTATCCC